CAAAAGAAGGACTGTTGATAATTTTCAACTTGGTTTCTATTCCGTCGACTGAATGTGATGCCTTCATTAATTCTATAACCAATCCAGTACCATGAATTGGACATAATCCAGATTTAACAAACCTGGAGTAAGTCACTGGAGACTGGTGCGAATAGTCTTTAATGGCAAGCAATACAACTTCCACAAACTGATCAAGACTTTTTATGCTATCCTTTCGCGGTAAAATATACTCGGAATAAATCACACTAAATAAATTTTCTAATTGCCTATCATACAATTCTAGCGGATTTACATACCCCCTCTGTGCCACAATGATTGGTATTCCCTCTATGGGGTGAGACAACCTCTCATATTTAGCAGAAAATTCAACAAACGCATCAACAACAAAATTCAGAGCACTAATCTCAGTGCCTGGGATTTGCTCTATTGCTGAGTGGTTCAATGGGGCGATAGACTTACCATTCGAATCGATACGTCCATACATCTGATGTTTCGGAGACCTATTATCAAAAGACTCAAGACTGGGTTCGAATTGAATCTCGCGCATATATCCTAAATTTTCTAGAAATTTTCTTTTTGAATCAGTCATTAATCATCGCCACCGTCTCGGCATCTGTCAAGGTGTCTCCTCTTTCTATCTTTCTCATAATACGCGCAAGATTTCTTTCTTTTTTGGCCGTGGCTTGCCTCTCCAGAAGACGTTTCTTTTCTTCTTTGCTCTTGGGTTTGATTGCCTCGATGGCCTCAGCCCAATCTACGGTCGATTCATTATAACACTTAAAGGAAGTCGAAAACCCTGATGAATCAATCTTGTGTTCCACGTTAATAACGTTATAAAGTCCAGTTAGTCCAACCTCCTTAAAAACTGGTGAATCAGAAATATCTGCGACACCTATCAAACTCGGCTTAACAAAAAAGGATAATCCAGGGTAAAAATCTATCAACCCGAAGCTCGTTATATCGACATTGTAAAGCTGCGGTATCATAATCAGGCCATTCTCCGATCTAAATCCTTTTTCTATGTTATCATCTTGCTTTGCCTTCATGCTTTGGTTCTCCACCTGCTTGAAAGAAATTTTTCTTATTATGCTCTTATCCTTGCCCACTTCCCATTTCGTTAATCTTAGTGCATCTTGGATATTAAGTTCTGTCGAAGCTTGAGACATTGTGTAATAGTACACCGTTTCATCACCCCCGCCTTGTCCGTACCCTTCTGCATAGAGTTTGTCAACTGATGGCGCTGTGCGCAATTTTTTAATCTTTTCTGGCGTAGTCCTGAATTGACCCACTTTCATACTATATGCTGATGTGTGTTTTCCAGAATCCAGAACATAATCCCCTTGATTGTAGTACCTCTGCACTTCCCTCAATAACGATGTTATTAATTTCTGCAACGTGAACCTTCTTGCTGTTGACTGTTCGAAATCCTTCATGATCTTTTGATAAGTTTCCAGCGCAATAGGTATTTTATATAAATTATAAAAGTCACGATTGATACGAATATTTCCCAACATCACACTGACTTTATCTTTCTCCAGCACCTTGACACTTTCGCTAACTTTCAAAAATGAAGAAATTATATCCCCCATTGTAAAAAACAGAACAGCATGCTCGCTGTCGAGTGTCGCCAATACCTGGGCGTGGCGGGCCAACTCATCATCAAGTTCTTTTTGAGCTTTCGCTACCTGCACTGATAATGGATCATCGAACCAACCGTCGTCGTTTCCTTTCTTGGCTCTCTCAAGTTTGTCTTGTAGAACCTTCACCTTTTTGGCATGGGTTTTGTTTTCTTCATCGAGGACAGCCTTTCGACCTTTTTTGGTTTTGCCATCTCCCTCGGCAATCAGATCGACTTTAGATTTTATTTTCTTGGTGGGGTTGTCACTTTCAGTAGTCTTTTTAGTAGGAGATATCTCTATGTATGACTTATCAGTACCAGGCAGGCGATAATTTGCGCTATCAGCGGCGGCCTGTTCTTCCATTATACTCAACCCTGGAAGTTCATTACCTTCAGAATCTTTAGTTACGAGCATTCTTTGAACCTTTACTCGCTTTTCTTCTGGTTTTAAGAATTCCTCATCCAGCGTCTTAGAAACCTGCATCCTAAATCTACATACTCTTCTAAAGTCCACAACTTTCTGTGATCCACCAGTTGTACGCATCTTCGGAGGGAGCATCTGGTCGTCAGCAAAATTTAACTTATAGAAGTGGGGCCTCATAACCCTATTAAAGGCAGTATCGAACAACTTCTCTCTGTATGCTTTTCCTTCTATTGCGAACCTGTACATCTTGCTATTATCTGTCAGATGATTTAGTACGGCATTTATCTTCTTTGTCTTCTTTTGTTGAAAATAATCAGTGTGGACACTTATGTGAGTGGTCACTTGGTTGTGTTCCTTTTTGGGAATCTTCTTGAAAAAGGTTCGGATCTTCTTCTTAGTATCGTCGGAAGCAGTCGGATGCACCCTATTAATATACTCGTTCACGACCCTCTGTATATTTCTGTTCAAAGTCGGTTGTGTTTCTTTGGCCATTTGAGAGATTAATCCATCATAATAACTGTGGACGTGTGAGTCACCGTCGGACATTACATCAATATCTTGAAATACCTCACTGGTTCTTGAAACATAATCACACTGAAGCATGAAAGACCCATCCTCATTGAAGTTGAATGAGTGTTTGTAATAACTCATGACAAAAGTCTTCAATTGCCTCTTCAATGACTTTACTTGCAGGGGTGTATAGTTAAGTGATTTGATTGTCTCCGAACTGGGCATGTTCCACCCCACTGTCAACATAAGGTCTTTTGGACTACCGTCTTCGGACCCTAACCCCTCTGGCTGAATAAGTGGCAAATACAATTCACGTCCTCTCTTGCTGCTAAAAACAGACAAGTTGGATCCATAAAAAGTTATAGTTGAATCAATGTCTCTCTTGGCGGTCTCTGGGGTGTCACCTGCAAGACGAATTGTTAAATCTTGAAGACCCAGAACACTCTGGAAGTTATTAAGGGCAGTAATTCCTGTCCTTTTTTGAGTTGATAATCCCCTATTTTGAATGGGGATCGGTTTCTTTGTTTTCTTTTCGCGGTTATATACGAAGAACTCCACCCTTGGTGTTAAAGCAGCGAGTTGGGCATTATTAAGAGTGACAAGTGGATTTACTAAAAACCCCTCATAGTCCTTATTTTTGACATACTCCATTTTAAAACTAAAAATATTGGTGAGTCTGTTTGTGTCCAGTCCTGACTTTATCGAAAAAACGCGGCCTTTTGCTGCGATCGCAGAGGTGCGGGTCATGGCAGTTGTGTTCATTATGTGCGCTCCATACATGCTTAGTAGGTGCTGATCCTTTGTTCCCTTTCTTAAGGATATATAGTTTTGTCGGATTCTATCAAAAGTGAATTCTGCGAATTGAGGTTTTATTGGGTTATCCAGTGCATGGTCTTCTGTTGCCGTTTCTTGTTCAATTTCTGCAACGACTTCTGAGTCTGTACCGTACGCGGAGAGTAGTTTACCCGTTGTGGCGGCCGTTCCTAGACTCTTTTTTAATTTTGCTATTTTCTCGGCATTTGCTTCTCGGGACTTTTTATCTTTTTGGTTCTTGTTATTACGCAGGACTGTGATTAGTTCTGCAATTTCCTTATCAGCGTCGCCGCCAGCACCATATTTCTTTTCCCAGCCCTGGAGTTTCTTATAATCCTTTTTAGGACCTAATTTATACAAATTCAAATCTTTGGACAATGGGTAGATTTTGCTATAATCTTCTACCGTCAACTCTTTGGCACTTGGGTAGTTGCCATCGTTGCGCGGTTTGATCACTTCATTGAGATAATCATTGATTGGTTCATACTGCTTGGATTTAGGGCCATTCCTGTTGGAAGCTGCCATGTCGAGCATCTGCTTGGTGATACTTTGTTTAAAACTTTTGATGTTGCTCTCGGCTTCTGCCTTAATACTGTCAACGATTTTCTGTTCAGCTGATGTGTATTTCATCCCTACCCCCTCACATAATCGTATATTAATTCCCAATTGATCGGAATATAGATGGTGTCACCAATGTCAAGGTGTGCTTCGGTTGGCGCAAGATTGAAACTTGCTATGATCCACCACAATTCTGGATCGCCATAATACCTGTCTGCAAACTTAAAGTATTTATCGCCAATTTGCCATATGGCAAGTTCATAACTTACATTCTTTCTCAAATCGTCTGGTAGGGTTATGAACTTTGGTGTTGCGAACTGTGTTATTCTCTTTGTCCCCCTATTCTTTAACGTGTTGTGATACATCTTGTGACTATTAATAACCATGGTTCTGTTTGAATATCTACTCATTTCTTATCTGCCTTTGGCGCGTTGGCCTTATCTATTTTATCATTGACTGCAGATTTATTTACTTGTGTTTGTTTATTTTGTTTATTGTTTCGTTTCGAATTCTTTGCGGAGGTCGACACGGAAACTTGATTGCCAGTGCCGCCTCTGGTCCTTTTCAGTGGTGAATTATTCACTGCTGCGGATCCTCGCTTGACATCATGGAGAACGCCGCCTTGCGACTCATACCCATAGGGATATCCCGTTGCGTGGCCACCTAACCACTTCTTTGCACCACTCCACCCGAGAGAGTGTTCATGAACAACAACAAAAGACATATTAACCTCAAACACTTTAGGGACAAAAGTATGACTCTTGTTTGTGGTTTGCCTTTCGTGTGCGTCGTTTGTCCTATTATAAGACTTTACATCATTTGCGCTCATTGCTGGTGACATGTGATGAAACCCAGCTTCTAGATTGGGGGTGAAATCAACATTCTCCATCCATCCAGAAAGTCCACCCTTTAACACGCTTACTGCGTTTTGTTCTTGTCTTGCATCCTTGACAAAGTTTGCAAACTTCATTTTAAGTAACGGATAAGCGTTCATTACATTATGTCCGCCATTAGAACTGTAGGATGGATACAAAAACCCTATCAAATGCTCCAATTGGTGCATGTTGGCGTATCCCTCTTCGGGTGTAAAGGATGGAATACTCAACGATAATGAGATTCTCCTTGTAGTGTTATTCCAAGATCCAATTGGATCAGCGCGGCCGAAGACATTCTGCGTGTTCCACTGACTTGTAAAGTTCTCATTAAAACTGGTTAACCAAGCTGGAAACACACACGCCTTACCAGTTGCGATGTGCATAATTTCTATACTAAACCCAGCTTCTTCAAATCTCGACAATATCGGATCTGTGTGTTTTGCATCGACTGACCAGAATCCATCACCACCTGCCATATTATAACCTCTTTATTGCATTGAGTCCATCGACCACCATTTGACCTGCATCCCTCTCTTTCATAGATAGTTTCAAATCCGACTTTTTTGCTGCGATTTCGGCAACGATCTCTGTGATACCTTTTATCATCGTGGCCAAGGCGCCGTCTGCTTTAGCAGCATAAAACACATCATTCTTATCAAAAACGGGGGTCATATAATTGCGAGCAATGTTTGGAGTTGCCATAACTGGTCCCAGTGATTGGGCTGAATTTGAATCCTCAGTTGGGGCAGCTTGGTTTGTCCCTCTCCTCGCAACCGAACTAGCACTGAACTGTAAATCCGTACGTGCTTCGTTCTTGCCTGCCTTTACGTTGGATTTGCTTGAACCGCGAACCTTAGTGCCGCCAGGAAGTTTTAAGTTTGCATTGGCAACTGTTCCTTCCATCCTTTTTTGAATTTCATTTAAATTATCGGGACCTTTTTTGGTGCTGCCTCCTTTTGTTGGCCACTTCTTTTCACGTTCGTCCTGTATTCTTTTTTCACGCTCTTCTCCACTGGTACCAGCGAAGCTTGCGCCTGCGCCCATGCCAATAACTGTGCCAATTTGAGCCGCCGAGCCGAGCCCGAAAGTGTTCATAGCCATACCCATCATTATGCTCGAAAACAGAGCAATGTTATCAGTGAAAAAACTTATCATGCCCACGACGACATTTGTTAACTCCATCAAACCCTTCTCCCCGCCAATGGCATTGACGAGCATTCTAATCGCCTGCTCCATTGCGGCGTCTATCTTTGTAGCGACTGACAACTGGTCTGCGATCTCTGATTGGGTTCCTTGCATATCTGTCGCCACTGCATCAAGACCCTCCCTGTCACTCTCTAAAAGATCAGCTTCGGCGTCCATAAACTGCTTCAATTTTGCGACGTCACCGCCGAAACCCAATGTTGGTTCTTTTGCAAGTGCTCGCAATTCTCTTGCACTAAGTTCCTTGATCGATCTCCCTTCCTTAGCAAGGGAATCCATGATCACTTTTCTCTTTTCTGCTGGAGATTCAGCTGCTAGTAAGGCTTGAGCACTGACAAGAGGAGCACCGAAAGCAATATTGATGCTTTGGGCGAACTTTGCGGCGCCTTCAAATGTATCCATATTTTCATTCATTTGCAACAACTGGTTAACCTCTATTCCCAGTTTCGCTGCCATAAATGCTGTGTCTTTGAATATCCTGCGGCCCAGTTCTGCCTCGAACCTGGCCAGAATCGGTTGGGCGTTCTTAAAATCTTGTGCCATCTCTTGTGGAGGGCGCCCCAGTGCTCTGGCTACGCCTGCAAGGTTGAATAGAAGATCTTTTGCCTGTTCTGGTGTTTGTCCCAGTGCCTTAACTTGAGTTCCAATAATCTGCGCCTGAGTGTCCATAGACACCCCTAGTTTGCTCAATGTACCTATACCAGCTGTCAATGCAACCAGTTGAGAGTCCTCTCCTGTGGTCAATTCCGAGAACGATAAAAAATTCTCTTTAAGAGAAGATGCAGCTTCGGCAGCAACTCCTTCGAGATTTGTACCTATTTGACCCATTGCGGCAGCTGCTTCACCAACATTTAACTGCTCTCTAGTGATTTGGGACCTTTGGAAGAGTGCTGCGCGTGCTTTGTCCATCCGCAACATTGTTTCAAACATTTTAGCGGTAATTGCAACTAGAACGTTTTGCCACTGCATTGTTTCCGCAATACCTTTGGTGAACCCTTCTAATAGACCTTTGCCTGATAAATTCTCCCAACCTTTTGATAATCCAAAGGTAGCTTGCAACAACCTCTCGGCAGCTGCTTCACCTTTAGCTAATCCTTTATCGTAGTCTTCTTGAAGTTTGACTATTTTCTTGATTTCTTTATATCTCTTTCTGGCGGTTTCAAGTTCCTTTTCATCTACCTCATCCTGCGTGACCATAAACTCAATCTTTCTTTTTAGATCATATGCCTCTTGGCCCAAGAGTTCTAGTTTCTTCTTTTCAAGATCGATAACGCCTTCTATCTTATCTTTCTGTTCTGATAAGAGTCTATCTATGTCTTGGTATCTTTTTGAAAGTTCTTCTACACTTACTTTTCGGACATCAACTAATTGATCGCCCATCACTTCGGTAATTGCCTCAAGTAGTGTTTGGGCAAGTGCTGGATCTATTCTAGAGTTTGCAGCAGCTGCTTTGAGTTGCTCTATAAGTCTTTTACCCTGATCGCTCATGCACTGCCCCCATTAATGGCATAGACCCTACTTCCAACCTCTAATGAGACTGAAGGGTCTATGTCTCTTAGTTTAATTAGACCTTTCCGTAAATTATCTAACTGCTCCAAAAGCACGCCGTCATGTTTTGAGTTCTCAAACTTTGCCTTCTTCATCGGAACTGGACTCATGGCAGTTAAGGTATCCTCGAACCCCATCAATTGTGATTGTGTCATCTCTTCAGCAACAAACTCCCCTTTTGCTCTTGCGATATCCTTCGGGGACATGCCAGACTTCTTCATGTGCTGTTCATCCAACTTCAATTTCATACTTCCGTCTTCAATCCCCATCTTTACAAACATCGGAACAAGGACGTTGTCGGCGAAGGCGTGCCCAATACTAGACGAAGCGAGCAATCGACCAATGTAACTTCCCAGGAGACCACCTGCCATATAAGCAAGAGGTGTCAAGGCGACACCGAGACCAGGAGCAACATTTGCTAGTTGCACAATCCAACCGCCTGCCATGCCACCCAACCATCCGCCGAGAGCACCTGCAACTGCCTCTAGTACCCCTCTGGCTTTACCTTTCACATCCAAAGTATCATCATTCAGAACCATTGCAGACTCACCTATTGCAAAAAGGGTTTCAACAATTGGGTACTTAGCGAGGGCAGCGAGCATTTTGCTGTTTGCTAATGCTTCACCCAACTTTGATCCATATTTAGCAAGAAGTCCACCGCCCGATTTCGCTCCCGCTTCGACTGCTTCGCCTGCAACAGTAGCTCCTATACTTGATGCTGCGCCTTTCGCGACATCATCAATACCACCTGCGGCCGATCCGGCTACCGAAGATGCGGCTTGAGTGGCTGCCTCGACGCACCCTGCTGCGCCTTTTGCTGTACCTGCTGCCCTTGCTGCGGCGAGCTGAGCCTTAAGTGTACCAATTTGTAACTTCATCCTTGGTATTCGCACGAAGTTATCGAATTTTGATTTCATGTATGCTGCGCTAACTGCCATCCCTGCCAAGGCAAGTGCTGGTATAGTTATCTTGGCATGCCTGGCCAAGAATCCGACCGTTTTGGCAATAGCTGGCATGTGCTTGTTGATCTGGTTGTTAAGTTTTTGGATCAGTTCTGCCATTGCAGCATCGATTCGCTTGCTTTGGTCTAGTGTTTTTTCTGTATCCTTCTTAATCTCTTCATCCGTTGCTGCTTCGTCTAGATTAGCTACCTTAGCATCAAAATCTGCGAATTGCCCTCTAACTATCTTTTGAAAGTTTTCTGCACTCACCCCTGCAGACCCAAGATAACCCTGCATTGCGCGTTGAACGCGTTGATGTGGTACCCCGAACTGTGCTTCTGCTCTCTGATATGCTTCTGCAATCAATCTCACCTTGCCAGATGCATCTGCAGCAAGAAGGGCAACCCCATTAACAAAAGATCCGCCCAATAATGAATTTAGTTTGGCAGCTGTCTTCAGGGCGTTTTCTGATGTGTCCAAATCTTCAGTTAAAGACATCAAATCTTCGATCTTTACATTTGTTGCTCTCGCTGTTGCGGCAAGTCTAGCAAACATTTGCGGTGCACGTTTCCCGAATCGAGCATATGTTGGTAAAGTTTTAGCAAAGGACCCAAGAGACTCTTTCTGAGTCATCCCATAGTCTTTGCCCATCTTATAAAGGGCCCTTACTGTATGGTCCATCTCTTCGGCATCCATCCCGATACCCTTTGACATGGCTTGGTATGAACTCCCCATTGCCGTAACAGACACTCCAAGGGATTTTAACCTACCAGACATATTGGCCATTCTAACGATCTCTCCAGAGTCTCTAAAATCCTTAAAAACCTTCATCTCGCTTTGAAGATCCGCTAATATTTCACCAGCAGCTGCTGGAGACCCAGGACCATACACTGATGCCAACTCTTGGCCAATATCCATCATCTCTGTTGTGAGTCCCGACAATCCAGTCTTCTGATACAGTTTTGCTCTTGCTTCATCTACTGCCTTAGCTTGTTCAAACATTTTCGTAAACACAGCAACCAGGATATTTGATGAGTTGACGGTTTTCTTGAGTCCTTTCCCAAATCCCTTGATCGAACCAATAATGCCGTCTGGGCCTGAAAAGGAATTACTAACGCCGAGGACTGACTGGGTCATCTTTACTGCTATGGATTCGCCTTTTGCTAGCGACTTCAACATGCTGTCATTTTCGTCTATTTCTTGCTTTAACAGTTTGTACTTTTCTTGTGCTCTTTTGGCAGCTTCTGTGTTCAACTCTCCAGCTATAGCATATTCTTCTATTTTGCTCTTTATTTTAGACATTTGAGATTGTGCGATCTGCTTCTTTACTTCGGAAGCCTCTTGAGTATCCCACTCCAGATATTTGCCCGCTTTTTCACTATATTCTTTATCTTTCTTGAATTTCTCTAAGAGATTTCTGAAGTATTCACCTGATGATGTACCTCCAGTGGTGCCTCCAGATTTTCTTGATAGTATCTTTTCGTATTCGGATATTAAATCACTCAATAGAGCTTGATCAGAATCGGAAATCTCAGGAGAGGTTCCGTCGCCAGGGTTGTACTCACCCCCTTGTTCGAATTTCTTAAATAATTCTTTTAATTTTTGAGGGTTTATGAATGCCATTTAGAAGTCCCCTACTTAAAAGGCCAAACTAAACCCGTATCTCTTTCAAAAGATTTGATTGACCTATCTAACTTGAATTTGTCTTTAAACGTCTTTGGATTGTTTAAACCATATTGAGACAAAGAAGAGAGGTACCTTTTTTCGCCTGCAAGCGTCCTGACAAAGGAATCCACCTGTGCTGGTGATCCTTTAACAGATACAGGAAAATATTCACCCGTAAATAGAGCGTCCAAGACCATTCTCAACCTTGCGCCCATAGCGACCAAAAAACTTTCGTCGATCTTTGTGAAGTCTATTACAATTGGTTCTTTCTTATTCATAAACGTCTCCATTAGTAATTAGTTTGGCAAGTCAAAAGAGGATATTGTTTGTTTATTTCTTGATCTTTTCAGCTTCCTTGTTCCTTTCTTCAAAGTACTTGGAGAGTCTTTCCACAAACCACCTTCTAATGGTTATAGGTAGGTCATAAACATCGAAATAGTTCCAATTACCGTGCTGAACTAGATAAAATATCTGTTCGTGCACATGTAACATATAATCAGAGGTCAGGCCAAAAAAACGTCGCCTCCAGGGGTACCTCCGTTTCGGCTTCGGCACCGCAATACATACACTCAAAATCTTCCTTGAGTCTTACAGTTGGAACAAGGGAAGCATAGTTCTTTCTCAAGAACCTAGAATCTCTCGCTGGCATTTCACCTATCATCTCATTCAAATCAGCTGGGTTTGCGATTTCGTCAATAGATACAATGATCATCTTTAAGAAGTCCGTCGTATTGGTTTCTGCCAACTTGTTCTTCTTCTTTGATGACATTCTACTGGCCATCCTAGATTCATCCCTAGACGTCAACAACCTAACAACAACATTTTGCCCTGACATAGGGAGAGTTGTCTCGAAGTGCCCTTGATGATTTGTCTTAAAATTCTCTGACTGTTCAAACTTCTCAAAATACTTATGATATTCTGATAGGTCAACTGTGATGTCACAGTCTGTATTGCACTCTGGGCAGGTTATCTTTACTTCATAATCAGGCCCATACCCTGTTACTCTTGCAGCGACCATAATTGCTGACTTATCACCGATAAGCAGATCTGCTACCTGAATGCTTTGATCGACCATAATGTTCTGAATGAACTTATCAATTGCCACTCCCTTTCTTAAAAGAGCGGGAGATGTTAAGATATCTTCATCCCTGGCTGTCATGAATCTAATCTCAACTGTCTCTTGACCGTGGAGAGGGTGATTCTGTGGATAAAACAGACCCCTAGACGGCAGTTCGACGAATTCGGTGTTTGCCGTTCTTCTTACTGCTTGTACTGGGGGTTGTGGACTTTGTAACTCCTCTGGAGCTGTTTGTTTTTTGGCAGGAGGCGCTTTGCGCGCCATCCTGTTCGAATTTCTACTCATTTAAACCTCACTTTACTAAAACTATTATAAACCAAAATAAATATTTTTTTTATTAAACTCCTGGTGCTAATCCAGTAAGTCCTGCCTGTGCGCCTTGCCCAGACTGTTGAACCTGACGAAGTGCGCCCTTATCTGAAACGCCCTTAGTATCAAGTCCTGCCCAATCAAATCTCATCGTAAGTTCAACGTTTACAAGATCGTCAGACTCATAATCAAGATCACCAAAGTTAACACTCTTAATCCAAGGATTATATAGAGACCAGGTCTCGATCGGAGATCCATTCTCATCAATCGTGTGAATATACACTCTACCACCCACTGCGCTTGTTGCCTGCTTCTTAGAGAAGGTAACAATATTGCTCGCCTTACCTCTACCCAGAGGGTCATTCAAGAAGTTGTGCGGTGCAACGTAACCAGACAATTCAATCAAGTCCAACATGGTCTTTGATGCATCTGGATCAACTGGATCAACAAGAGTCATACTGATCTCTTCCCACTCCAATCTCCCAGGGTAATAAAACTTATAGTTAATAAAACTATGCTCAGACTCCGATACCGAAAAATTGGGTTTACCCGTTGTCTTCACGATCCACTGCGGGATACCATTAAACGATAACAAAAATCTGTATTTTCTCTTTGGCTCAATTGAAGCATCTGACCAAAATTTCTGACTTGCCATTATAAAAATCCTCCTAACACTATTAAATAGTGTCTATTATTTTTTAATCTTCAAATGATGCACCTGAATTGGTGATCATGAAGTCGATCGCAATGAACTCAATTGCTCTGGCAGGCTTCAAGAAGATCTTTGCGTACATGATATTTCTATCAATCAAATCTGGTGTCGTTGTTGTCTCATCAAGTACAACCTTGAATTCCGTCAAACCAAATCTAGACTTTACACCGTCCAGGAAAGGTTCTACAGAACCACGGAATCTATCCCATGTTGCTTGTACGTTCTGATCGAAAAGCAACGTTGCTGCTCTTCTTGACACCTCTTTCTTGATGTAGATCATCAAGCGACGTACATTAATTCTATCAAGTGCTGAAGGCGTTGCTTGAAGCGTCTTCTGACCAAACACCACAATGCCCTCTGCTGGGAACTGCGCGATTGGGTTAATATTCGCCTCATATAGATCGTCTCTCTCTTTCGAAGAAACTCTCTGAGATACTGCAAGTACTGGCAGACCGCCAGCACCCTCTGACAATCCACCTCTGGTGAACCCTGCAGGTGCGAACCATAACTCAGATCTTGCCTGAGTGCTACCAAACGTTCCAAGTGCCACAACTGACGGTGGTACCCAAATCTGTCGGTCGCTGATCTGGTCAGAGACCTTAACCCAAGGATAGAAAGCACAAGCATAACTTGAGTTCAACCCTCTGTTCTCTATATTGTCAACTGCTGTTCTGACCTTTGAATTCTGAATTCGGGTCTTGAAGTCATCAGTATTCTCTGTTGATGGAATATAACCGCCTGCCTCGATATCAATGACAGCGAGAGTGTCTGCGCGGTCCTCACACGTTCTAATCATGTGATTTGTTATTCTCGTGTTCGTGATGCCTGGGATGGCAAGAGCGTTCATCTCTACCACCTCTGGATCTGCGACAGCGTCGATGCCGCGCTTAAGTGTCGCGATTTCGTATGCTGTTGTCTCGTCACCAGAAGAGAACTTGGAATTTCTAAATGGTTCCTTCTCCGTAATATCAAAACCATCAAACCCACCATATACTGGGCAAGTGAATTTTGCGAACCCTGCCTTAACTAGGTCCTTATATCCACCTCTCTTGGCGGTGTAGGACTTGTTGAGTGCTCTAGATCCACTGACATATACCGCTGTGCCAACATCTACTGGAGTGATTGACCCCTGGTTCTTACCAAGGTTAGATGCCAGAGATCCCGACTTACTTACTATGATAAGGTCATCCAAAGTGAACATGAATGAATTCTCTACCTTTGCGGATGCTGCAGAGGCGTCATAAACACCTGCGCCCAAGAACCCACTACCCATGCGGCGAGTAATGTCGACGAACGAAGGATCGAACTTTGTATCTGTTGGTGTTCTGTATGTCGAAACACCAAAGAATGAGTTCTTCGGATTTGACAGACCCTCTTCAGATGCTGAAAGTCTCATTGGTAATGTTGGATAGACCAACGATGCAGTCAATTTCTGTGGGAATCCCAAATAAGGGATGTTCGTACTACCTGCTGACTTGATACCTGTTGCGCTTGTGCCAGCGACTACGTCTGACGATGCGGCTAAAATAGCGGACCCAGTTGCTGCGCCCATAAATTTACCTTCGCCATTACTTCCAGAATCATGTACGGTAAATGCGCCAAATCCAGTTGCAACCTTGGTTTCGCCTGTAGCGATTGTACCCGTCTTGTATCTAGGCGGACCATAGAAACCGAATGGCATACTGATCGGATCGGTAACACCGTTATCAACATCCTGATCAACCAACACTCTAAAGAATGAAGAGTTGTTGTCATAATTACCGTAAACCCTGTATCTCTTGTCTGTTTCGTCCCACTCTCTGTACTTGTCACCGACTTTACGTCCGATATAGTTACTAGAGTTAGGGTTTAGATTACACTGTGAGAATCTCTCCAAAACAACTGGCCTTGCATCGTTGTCAGAAATTCTTCTGACCAACACTGAAAATGTTCCGTAAGGATCTACGTCATTACCTGCCTTTACATCGGTAATTGAAACTTTTAAGTTTCTGGTGTTCCACCCACCGTCGTTAATACCAACAAATCTAAACAACTTCTGCATCGCCGCTGCTTTGTATCCAGTACCAATAGCATTTAAATCCTGAGAAAAGATCCAAGGCGTTCTAGAGTCCTGGTGGGCGATTGCTCTTACCATGCCGCTTGTCGTACTATGAAGAGGTACAATCATAGCGCATAGGGAACTATCAGCAGATAACTCGCCTTTGTGAAGCGATCCACTGGTTCCTAAGAATCCGTGCGTGTCTTTAGCAAATCTGTCGAATGACTCTCCCAACCAGTATTTTGTTAATCCTGCTGCCTGAGTCGTGTCACCGTTTGTCAGTGTAGGGTTCGTGTTGAACACCTTTCTAATATATTTGTCCGAATTTCTATCAAAGTTGAAGGTTACTCTTCTTTCTGCCTTTGCGCCGTCTGTAAGAAGTGCTGAGAACTCCATTTTTGATGAATCCGTCGATTGTACAAGTACGTGAGAACCAGTGCCGTGGATACGTGCGCCTGGCCAGTGTGCTTTTTCACCAGCAAGGTGTCCAATGGTGCCCGTCAATGCCATTGCGCCCTTTTGGAAGTACCAAACAGCGGCAAGGTTACCTTCCATTGCTCTGTTTTGGTTTAGTTTCTCACCTTGTGATGTGATTGAGGCATTTTCCCCAACTAAACTGCTACGTCGGTCAACACCGCCCGTAGAAAAAAGATACAAACCATAAACTGCTGATTTGGTGTCATCGACAGCAGATGCATCCAAAGACTGATCTAGCGTCCAACCTGCGGCGCCAGCTGAAGTTGCTTGCGGGTCTTCTGTGCCCAACAATCTAACGACATTAACAGGCCCCGCGTTTTTCAAAAATGCTTGGGCAGCATATGCGGCGTAAGTTGGCGCAGTTTCGTTGCCTTCTCTCCAAACATCACCACCCTTACCTCCTGGGATTGGGTTGCCAAACACTTCAATGAATTGTGACATGCTATCGACCCTAAGAGGGATCATACCTGGACCTTTTGCTAGGCGACCAACGATCGTTGGACCTACGTCCTCTGGCTCTCTTGCCAATTGTGAGTTATCGATCTCATTGAGAAAGATACCTGGGGATACAAATTTAAATCTCTTTACAGACATACTGGAAATCTCCTTATAACGAAAAATTACAAAATATTATTTATTTTCTCTCTATTAAATAGTCTTTGAAAATTCCAAAAGTTAGTAAAAGAAACAAGAAAAGGAAGTGGGGGGCGTGAGCCCCCCATTTAGGTAGGTTTATTATAATGTCTGTGATCCAGATAGGTACTGAACTACCACAACATCATCAGCGTCCATTGTAAGGGTTTCATGCAAGAAAACCTCGCCGCCGTTATAGTCGATTCTATAGTCACCGTCTCTTGGGTTACCTGCAACGCCGTTACTCTTCACAAGAAGAAGACCATTGAAGTAAACCATCTCCGAACCAGACACCATTGAGATGTAAGATCCTGAAGGAGGTAGAGAACAGGTTGTATATAGCGATCCAGAACCCTGAGTTGGCTGTGATCTATTCACAATCTTCTTAGAAGATCTACTGAATATTCTTCTGTGCCAACCGACGCTCAACTGACCATTGTTGAATACAAGTCCACCATGTGAATTGGTTGCGCTTTTAACGATATCGCAATTGAGATGCGCTTTCTTGATCACATCATTTGTAACAATATCATTCAACTGCAATTTATCAACAGTGAGCGTATGCGGTGTTGTTTTGGATCCAGACAATATATCTGAAGTTATCTTATGGATCGTTGCCGTTCCAGAACCAGAAATGGTTGACGTTGCCGTCAACGTTCTAACTTCAATCTTGTCAACATCAAGTAAGTGTCCATCTACAGTAGAACCAGACACCGTACTAGTGATCGTCATTGACACGCCGTCAACATCGTTACCAGTAAGTTTGTCTGTATCTAGGGTATGCGCCTGAACGGTTGTACCCGAGACTGTTGTAAACGTAGCTGAGGTGCCATCCAGATCTCCAATGTTTGCTTGATTTGAATCAATTTCAAAGATCTGTGCGAGAGCACCCGTTACAGTCTGCGCATTGAAGGTAGAACCACTCATAATCGAGTCCTGGTTACCGATCGCAGTGTTGATTGTTACAGTGTGGAAAATACCCACTGAACCAGAGATAGATCCCGTGACACCAAATCTCTGACCACCATCACTGACAGAACCACTCAAGGAAGCACCCTGTGTTGATCCGATCTTTAACAAGAGATCAAGTCCTGCTCCAGAACCAGCGTCACCCATAACAATACTTGCTACGCCAGCTGAACCAGTACCTGCTGTACCACCAATCTGAAGACCAGCGCCTTCGGCGGCCACGCCTGTTGAACCACTTGCGTACGCAATGTACTGCTTTTGTGGAACTTCGAAGTGTTCAGATGTTGTCACGCCAGAAGTAATCTTTCTAGCTGAAAGGTCATCTACCACAATCTTGTAGAACTTACCAGATGAACCTGATATGTCATTACCAGTAACAACATGGAGGTTCGAAGTTCCAGAAGATGTGATATTGGTTGCGACTACCTTGCGGAAATCACCCTCATCACCATCAATCTTGTGAATTACTGACGTTCCAGAAGATGTGACTACGTTTGCGGTTGCCTTATTAAAGGTACCTTCGTCCACGTCTGTCTTATGGAATGTAGAAGTTCCAGAACCAGTAACGACTGTTGCAATAACCTTGCGGAAATCACCTTCGTCTGAATCAAGTTTATGAATTTGTGCCGTTCCAGAACCAGTGATCATATAAGCAGCACTTGCTCTAGCAGTGGAGAATTTAACCCCACCGAACGTTCCCTCATCAACATTAATCTGGTGGATCGATGCTGTACCTGAACCAGAGATCACAGAAGCGCCTGAATCTAGGTTTAATTTTCCTACTGTCAATGCATCAACATCACCCTTATGAAGGGTAGACTCTGCTGTAGACGACGCGGTTAACACACTTAAGTATGTCGTTCCGTACTTGTTTCCAGCTGCACCAAGATTGAGTCCGCCATCAGTAGATGGTTGAAGTGTTGTTGCAGTTAGATCCAATTCGTCTGTTCCGTTAATGTTCAACTTAAGTGTAGTTTTTGCATTAACCGTCAAAGTAGTTTTGGCACTAGAATAAATCTCGCCAGTAGATCCTGAAACACCAGTATAAGCAAAAACTACTTTACCAGCATTTGAAGCAGTCAAATGTACACCATCTGTGGTAATCTTAGCGATACCATCGAAACCACTTCCGTCGTTATACTGAATTGCTCCTTCATTACCTCTCGCTGCATTCGAGAGAGATAGTGCAGTCTTCAGTTGAGTAAAACTAAATGCCTTGGTTTCATTGTCTGATGCGTCACCACAATAAAAATAATCACCATTCACAAAGTCAACGTGATCGTTTCTTGCCTGTGCTGATGTATCCAAATGAACAACCTGAACAGATCCAGATCCAATATCATCTCTCTGTACTGTACTCGAACCTAACTTAACTGTTGTTACGACACCATCTTTTATTAACTTGGTGCCTATCTTTGTTACTGCCATTGATGCTCCTCCTACGGCTATGTAATCGCTAAATGAGCTGGCGGTTACGTGTACCTGCCCGCTATCAAAACTATACTTACTGGTGGCGAGTTCTGCCCATGCACTGGAAGCGTTCGACCTTCTAAAGATTCTTATTGCCGATGTGCTACCTGTGATGTTCCAAGATAGAATCGCAGGACTACTAAAAGATGTACCGTGAGGAACAAATCTAATAATGTCTGACGATGCTCTTGGAGCAATAATCGCTGTACCTAATGCTGAAATATCCGTTGTCGCTGTGCCTTTGCCAGCACTTTGAGATAGAATCGCTACTGTTACAGTGGTGTTACCAGATAGCGCTCCAGCTGGGATATTTGCTTGAGCGGAAGGGTTAGTGTCAGTGTTACCTGCTTGTACCAATCCACCGTTTGCTGCCACAACAGAACTAGACACCTCGCCATCAATGGCGGTGGGTTCCACAGCACCTTCGGTTCCCAGACCTGTTGTAAAGACATGAAAGTTTGTCGCAGACTGGTTAAGGGAAGCGTTTCTGCCTGGTTCCAAAGAAAGTATACCACCTCCAATAAAGATCTGCCCTGGGGCACGATCTTCTGGGTTGGTGTTGTAAATCTCTGCCATACCAGATTGAGTTAGAAACTCCGATCTCCACCCACCTGGATATCCTCCAGTGTTTGATCCATTCTCTAGAACATACACAGAGTCAATCGTAAGTGTATCGTGGTAAGTCGCATCCATTCTGTAGAATATCGAACCCTTATAGTGCTTCGAACTGTAACCAGTCAAAGCTCCCGAACCACCGTCGAAAGAGGACCCAGTCAAAGTATATGCTGGTTGATTTTGTCCAGAATATCCCTGCGATGAAGATGCGTGAACTTCTACTTGTGCGTTGTTGAAAATGAGAAGTGAATTACTTGCCGTATGCCACTCCATAGTCATACCAAAGTAAGAACTTGCCTGAGAACCAGTTATTGAGTATGCTGATGCTGCACCAGCACTTGGAACGTATGATGGCCATCCGTCCAAACTGGATCCTGTTCTTTGAACAATCCAAACTTTATTGTTGTTGGAATCGCCAACTGCGAATTCGTCATTTGTTCTCAACCATCTCGCAGAATAAACATCCTTTGAGGATTGGTTCGTAACTCGCACTGTTTGTGTCCAGTTCCAACCCGCATCGGCGTCGTCTGCAGAACCCGAGTTGAAGACCCAGACATACTGATCGCCAGCAGAACCAGGTTCATGGTATGCCAACAATGCGTCTTTGTCCGCACTTATCTCAAGTTTCCAATTTGTTGCGCCTGATGAGTTGTCATTTCTGGTTATGACCTTGTGAAGACCAAAGTCGACGCCGCCGGCTGATGCCGTGACAATCCCCATTTCTTCGTATGCGTCATTTGTTGTAAAAATAAACTCTTTGTTGTTAACCCACACAAGATCGATCAATCCACTTGTTGTTCTCTGTGGGACAGAGGATATTAGATCCCAGACACCATTCGATCCAGACTTTCTAACATCAATACCGTGATTTAAACTTGAGTCGTTGTTCCTATACCTAGTAGGAATAATCATCAACTCCCCGTTTGGACTAACCAAACCTGAACGATAACTTCTGGCATCTGCTGAACTCAATGAAGAGGAAACTGGTCCTCTCGTGTTTAGCACTCCAGCCTTATTATCTAATATTGTATAAGCCATAATTTAATTATTCTCCTTTTGTTATTATGTAAAATAAAATAACAAACACATAAACGAAACAAGAGGGGGGGTTACCCCCCTCAAAACTAAGACTTAAGAGATCGTTCCCGAGAGAAACTGAACGACAAGAATATCGTCAGCATCCATAGTAAGACTCTCGTGCAATTCAACTGTCACAGGACCATTGCTGCTGTTGTAGTCAATGGTATAGTCACCGTCGACTGGCGGTCGCTGCGTTGCTGGTGCAGGGATGAGAAGAACACCATTTAGGTATACCATCTCGGAACCTGACATGATGATCGTCGGAGCCCCGCTTGTTGTTGCCAAAGATGCAGTCGTATATAGAGAACCAGAACCCTGTGCAGGTGCTGCTGCTCTGTTTGCAACAGATGTATCTCTAGAGAAAATCTGTCTCTGGTGTCCAATACTCAAAACACCGTTTGCAAAGTTAAGTCCACCGTTACCGTTGTCTATATCATAAACAATATCTCTGTTTAAGTTTGCTGCCTTGACAACATCAGTCGAAACGATAACACCCACGTTCAATTTGTCTGTGTCCACATTGTGTGCGGTCAAGACTGAACCAGATAATACATCTGAAGTTACCTTGTGGATTGTTGCTGTTGCTGAACCAGAAATGGTCGATGTTGCATCTATTCTTCTAACCTCGATCTTATCGACGTCAAGAAGGTGAGCATCAACGGTCGAACCAGATACTGTTCCCGTGAATGTTGCAGAAGTTCCGTCAAGATCCTGAACGGTTACCTTGTCTGCATCAGTCGTGTGAGCCTGAACAGTTGTACCAGATACCGTAGTAAAGGTAGCAGATGTACCGTCCAAGTCAAGGATGCTTGCCTGGTCTGCATCAATCTCGTGATACTGTACAATCGTACCTGACAAGGTGTGGAATGTACCCTTAGAACCAGAGAATGATGTTGCCGTCAATCCCTTCGCTACGTCCAATTCCTGGAAAATACCAAGAGATGCTGAAAGTGTACCAGACACACCAAATAATACTGCGTCATTCTTTCTACCACCTGTGGTTGAAAGCGAGAGACCCTGTGTGGAACCAATCTTGAAAAGAAGATCAGAACCAGCGCCGCCGCCTGCGTTACCCAAGATTACACTTGCGATACCGCTTGAACCAGAACCTGCAGTGCCACCAATCTGAAGGCCTGCGCCCTCAACAGAATCACCTGCGGATCCTGATGCCGCAGCAATGATCTGCTTATTAACGATTTCAAAATGCTCTGAAGTCGTAATGCTGGATTTGTACGTTCTTGCGTCAAGAACATCTACAACCAACTTGCGGAACTTACCAGAAGAACCAGAGAGTTCATCTGCCGTTACGACATGGAGGTTTGATGTACCAGAAGACGTAATGTTTGTAGCAACTACCTTACGGAAGTCGCCTTCGTCGCCGTCAATCTTATGGAAGAGCGATGTGCCCGAACCAGATACGACAGTACCGATAATCTTGTTAAAGGTACCTTCGTCAACATCAACCTTGTGAAAGAGTGAAGTGCCTGAACCTGTAACCACAGGTGCGATAACCTTATTGAAAGTACCCTCATCTACGTCAACCTTGTGAATCTGTGCGGTTGCCGAAGCAGAGAGGTTTGTTGTCTTTACAACATTAAATGTTGCGTCATCTACGTCCAACTTGTGAAGCGTAGAGGTACCAGAACCAGTGATGGTTGTTGCTGTTACCTTTCTTGCGTCAAGACTATCTACATCCAACTTGTGGATTGTGGAAGTTCCTGAACCAGATACTGCATCAAGATACAGTGTTCCGTATTTCTTTGCTGCTGCACCGAGGTTGAGTCCACCGTCCGAAGAAGGCTGAAGTGTTGTTGCATTTAGGTCCAACTCATCGGTTCCGTTGATATTGAACTTTAATGTCGTCTTTGCATTGACCGTCAAAGTGGTTTTAGCGCTAGAATAAATCTCGCCAGTAGAACCTGAAATTGCAGTGTATGCAAACACTACCTTACCGCCGTCAGAAGCGGTCAAGTGAACACCGTCTGTTCTAATCTTTGAGATAGCGTCCATCGCATTTGTGCCGCCTTCGCCGTGAAACTGAATGTGTCCTTCGTTACCGACAGCTGCATTAGATGCTGAAACCGCTGCTTTGAGGTGTGCGAACGTGACCGTCCTCATGCCACCGCTTTTGCCCTTAGATGCGGATACGATTAAGACGTCGGCATCCTCAAGATGCGCCACGTCGCTACGTGCTTGGAATAGGTCTAAGTGACCGACTTGAACTGAACCTGATGCGATCTTATCGCGAGTTACTGCGGAAGTATTTAACTTCGCAGTTGTGATGGCACTATTTGCCAATAGTTTTGTGCCAATTTTTGTTTTAGCCATTTTAATTGCTCCTTAGTGTATGTTTTTTATTTTTTCACTAACAAAAACCAACAGCACATTAAACGGACTGGGTTTGTGAATTACGAAAAGAGAACCTTCTTCAGATTTCTAACGTTATTATCAAACTTACAAAACTCACTATTCAAGAACTCTAACGAAAGAGCTTGGCACTCACCTAACCTATCATCAAACTCAAAATGAAACTTTCCTGAATCTAATCGCCTACATCTAATCAGGTTAATACCCTTTAACTGCAAGTAAGCGGCGATTCCTATATCAGATGTTGTAAAATTCATATTATACCTCTCTCACTTTAAATAGTCTCTACTGCTTAACAAACGCTAAATTTCCTGTACCGTTGGAATCTAATTCCAATGTGTATCCTGCGTTTGGATCTAACTTATACTTTTCTCGAAGAAGTTGTAAGATTTGCTCATTACCTTCCCTGATTCTCTCAATCTCTTCTAACATTAGAATTTTTTTCACCTCATGATCTCTCATGTAGATCCCATATTCAGTAAGTTTACCATTCATATTATCCCTACCATCGAGCAATGATTGGGTATCATCTGGATATAAAACAACATAAGAGTCGTCAAAGGGTTCCTCTTCTTCCTCTTCTTCTTCTTCCCATTCTTCCTCAAGATCGTCGGGATCCATACCCGCCTTAAGGGTTTCTGCGGCAAGTAACGCCTTGTTGGCCAATTCTGGATTTTCTTCTTTCAAATCATCCAGCATTCCCAATAATTTATTTAAAACTGACATTCTCGCATCCTCCTTCTTTAATCAGCAATATAACTAAATAGTATGTTCGCCTCATTCTGGGGCGCTTCTTCGAAAGTAACCACCCTACCAGACAAAGTATAGTCATTATCTGCCCCGATAAGCATCAAAAGACCTTGGTTAAACACCATAAGTGTTCCTGCAACAAAATCCTCTGGTACTGTAAATTGTGTAGTCGATCCGTCAGCTGTCTCGGTGGGTGTTTGGGCAACTTTGTAATTAGTAGTTGTCACAGAGTCTGCAGAAGATGACGATCCTCCACCTCCACCACCGCCTGTGGTAGCTTCCGTTGTTGTTGCGCCTGGGTTTCTAACTTGCTTGTAGTTTGCAATATTGTCATCAACCTTTGGTAACAACAAGTCTGATTTAAGTCCTTCAAGTCCATACAATCTCCCGTTTACAGTATCTAGGTCATCACCAGTAATTATCCTCTCCCTCGGTATCTTAACTTCAACAATGTTTTCTCGAATAGAAACATTTGGTTGAAGTCTATTGACATTCTCTCCAGTTAGCCACCCAAGAACCTCAATGTTGAGTTTTGTCTCAAACTTTCTTTCTTCGTTTGAAAAGTTGCTTATATTGTTGTTCTGAGAGAAGTCCTCCTGTATAAACGCTTCATACCTTAATCTCCCCTCTTCAATTATTACGTAATTGATGCCACCTGGTCTTGTTATGAAGGGTGTCACTATTTGATTCATTTGTTGTTGATATTCCGTTCTTAGGGTTATTTCATACTGGACCGTGACATAGACTGGTAGTGGGATTGTTAATGTCTCATAGACTATCTTGCTATTCTTCTTTGAGAAATTTAATTGTCCTGCCCTTTTATACATCGAAGCATTTGCAAAATTAGAAGTCTTATCTTGCTTAATTCGCCTGGAAACTGATATGGATCCGCCCTTTACTTTATCAATAGGTGGAATATTTGCAAACACAGTACCCTTCCTCGAAGGATCCTTGGTGATGTTAGATCTCTCTATTGTTATAACTGGCAGAACCAGGGTACCGTCCTTGTCCCTGAATCTACTATCCTTCTTACTTTGAAATAACCTTTCAGATGAAGTCCATACCACTGGCACTTTCTTAAACCCAGTTGGCGTAATGCACCTAATGTCTAGCGTTTCTTCTATAAATTTATGCATTGCTAGATCGATCGTTTCCATCGTGGACGGGGGAAAAGGAATATCTTCCAATCTTCTAGATTTTGTGACTGATAATACCATGCCCTACCTCACAACCCATATTTTGCCAACTCATCTGGGTCGACAATGGTCCTTTCTTTTGGAATCTTAACTTCTACGATTGTCTCATTAACTACCTTGTGAGGTGTCTCTTGATTTATGCCACTTCCAATCAGGTGCCCAAGCACCTTAATATCGAATTTTGTTTCGAATTTTCTTTCTTCGTTTGAAAAGTTGCTTATGTTGTTTTCATGTGAATAGTCCTGCTGGATAAATCCTTCATACCTGTGATTACCATCTCTGATGATGATATAGTTAATGCCGCCTGGAACTGTCATAAAAGGCACTACAAGGTCGTTCATTTGCTGCTGGTACTCCGTTCGGAGGGTAATCTGATACATCACCGTAACATAGACTGGCAAGGGGATAGAGACCGTCTTATACACGGTTTTTTCAGTTTTATCTGGAAAGTTCAATTGCCCTCTCCTTCTCTTGGAGTGGGCGTTCTTGTAGTTGGAAGTCTTATCTTGCACGATCTTCTGCATAACGGGGATGGTGCCACCCTTTATCTTATCTGTTGATGGTATGTTTGCCCACACTGTGCCCTTCTCGCTAGGACTTTTTGTCATCGAGGTCCTCTCGATAGTGATAACTGGCATGATTAGAGCGCCTTCAGCATCCCTAACACGACTATCCTTTTTGCTCAACACTGATCTTTCAGCTGATGACATTATAACTGGTACTTTCTTAAACCCAGTTGAGGAATTTACGTGTAGATTCATTTGCTCATCCACGAACTTATACATAGCAGTATCTATATTCTCAATTCTTGAATCGAAAATACGCTTGCCTTCGTAGTCGTTAAGTTGTTCGCTGAATGGTTTATGACGTTCCATTAAATAGACCCTCTCTTGCCTTTATGCATTCGGCACTTATTTCCATCATGTGGTCGCGCTGACCAAAGATTTGAGTTGGTTCATTTAAAGTCGCGATCTCATAATAAGTTTCACCATACAAAATAAAATCACCCTCTCTAACAAACAAATTCTGATCCTCTGTCAGTCTGCGTTTATGAAAATGCACTACAATTTTTGACAATCGATCTACGCCTAAGTTGGTCGTTTCCGTCTCATACCCTTGCCACTCCACAAGAGCATAGACCATAATTGGATTGAGAAAGGTCTTGTTCATTGCTTCGCCGTATATTGGATGAAAATTTGTTTCCTCAATAGACACTGGGTAGTAGACCACCTGTTGCCCAATGACTCTTTCGATAATTTCATCACTAACCTGTTTTACAAGGTCTCGTTCCTTCTTACCAGTAAAGAGCGGTGGTGGTGGCGCTTCTGGTTGATTCCACTTATTATCTCCCATAGTATATTACCCCACATACACCGAATAGGGTATTCTCTGCAAGACTTTTTCAGCTGCTTCGACCTCCAGTGCCTCCTTTTCCGCAATCTTTTGATAAGTAAGTTCGGAAAGAGTTGTTTTAAGTTCTTCTCTGAGAGCGTTCTGTTCTTCTTTGCCCTGTGATACTAAATCAGTTCCGTTGAGGGTTATACTATCACCAGGAATGGGCAATGAAGCAAACTTGGATCTGACCTGTCCTAGTGTTTCCTTGGATAGAGCGAGCGCGAATCTCCTGATCCACTGCTTACCAATTGAATTGATAGTGTCATAAGGCAAGTTAGAGAATGGCAATGTATTCATGTTATTAACCCCCTCTAGTTCGCCTCGACCATTAGTGTCATCGTCCAAGTTAGATGAGGGGACAGAGAATTCTACCCACATTTTAGTAGGTCCGCCACCATATGGAATCGGAAACAATCTTATCTTATTGTTCCTAAGTTCATATGACCAATGAGACATTCTAGTGTATATGGCGTCCTCGAATGCAAGTGCTTGTGCCTTGTTTTGCCATGCTGGTACAAGCTGGAAAGTGGAATCATCCGAGAATTGTCCATAATTGTGAAAATTGCCAATCACATTCAACCCACCGTAGTACCCATAGAATCTCCACATTGCACTAGGCGTCTTGTAATACACTTTTTTAATCAATATCCTTTTGCCATTAATCTTGCCAGTGTATGGTGCGCCTGATTCAGAGGAAATTATGTCCTGTAGATCATAATCTTGCTGCCCTACAGTGACATCAAATGACGCGGAGTATTGTACAGAATCCTTTAATCCTATTTCTGATCCAATTTTCTCAGAGACGCGTCTGGAAAAACCATAATCAAATTTAGGATACTTCAAACTACCCGAGGCTGCGCCTGAAGTTAGTTCACCCTTATGATCGAATGTCCCTGTTGCATGACCCAAAAAACTAGGCAATGCATTGTTTGCCTGATGTATGTTTATAAGATATGAATACTCAAGTACTGCTTCTTCGTATGCAGCATATATGTTTCCATCTGAAAGTTCTATATCCAGCACATCACCGCCAAGTTTCTTATATGTGTGTGCAACCTGGTCGACCGCACCTGAAATAAAGTTTCTAGAATACAGCACACTACTGTTTAATGAATATATTTTATATGGTAAAGATTTATTCACATTACCATGACTACCAGTCTCTGGCAAGATGCTCTTGCTAGAAGTGCTAGCTGGTCTTAATGTTGGTAAAGACATTTAATTGGTCCTCCGTGTCTAAGTAATTAGTCTTAAACTTAACAAAACGCTAGGACTTCAAATTTCTTTACTCTTCAGTCTTCTTTGTAGTTCTTCTTGTAGTTGTTGTTTTTTTTCTTGTTGTGCGCTTCTTTCTGGGTTTTGGCGTCTCAACATCAACAACCTCATCTTTAACTGGTTCTTCGATTTGGACTACCTGAAGTTCTGGTTCGGGAATCCGTGGAGGTGCTTGGACCTCTTTCTTTTCTTCAACTGGTTCGTTTGTTACAACTTGAACCTGCTCTTCTTGCTTGATCTCTTCACTGGTGTTCATGTCAATTTCGATCAATTTGTTCTCAACCTCTCTCTTGTCAAAACCAAGTGCTGATCGCTTTGCAGCATACTTCTTGGCATATCTTGTCATTGTCATTCTTTTTCTACGTTTACCCATCATTAAACTCCTTTAACTAAAACGATTATAACATAAATAGGTTTTTAATAAAGAAAAACCCCCAACCAAATTGGAAGGGGGTTTGACTTGTAGTAAGGCGAGTTACTTTTTACTGGTCAGCAAATGCTGGTGCTGTTTCGCTAACCACGCCGCCAGACAAGTACCAAAGGGTTCCATCAGAAACACATTCAATTCTTGTGCCTCCTGCTGGGTCATTTAAGGTTAACTTACTGTTACTGCTGCCGTTTGGTGCAACAGATGCGTTGTCTGCATTTGTATCTAAGTGAACCACGCCGCCCAAAAAGTATCTATCATCTGAACCCGTGTCAATAATCAATTCATCATTACCTGCCTGTGAGGTTACAATAAATGTAAACACGGTGCCGTTCTCTGGAGCGGAAGGAAGTGTAATTGTACAATCTGCCGCTAGTGCAATTGCATAAATCTCTCCACTTTCTGCAAGTGTTAAAGTCTTGCTCGTTGCTGTAATCTTTTCTAGTCTTCTTCTAGAAGCATCATATGCTGCTCTACCTACTTTTGCCATTTTATAAATCTCCTTTTAATTAATAAAGGCTATCGCCTTACCTTTTATATTATAAATAGTTTAAACTAAACCAAACTCACACAAAAAAACGCCCTACCACAATATTATGGTAGGGCGAATCTTTTAGTTGTCGGACACTTTATTAAGCGCCTGCCTCACCAAGGAGACCTCTTACGACAACAAGACCATACATATCTGGTCTAACCATCTTCTTAGCGTAACGGGTCATGACACCCTTACGTGGTACGAAGTCTTCCGTACCGAAAATGGTAGGTGTTACCTGGAGTGGTACATATGGAGCGTACACATAACCGCTTTCAAGGAAAGAGTTACCTCTACGACCTACAAGAAGAATGTTTCTTGGGAAGTATGGATCAACCATAACATCAAACTTCTTGCTCAATGAACCAGTCTTAACAGCACCAATGTCACCACGGTCAGCGTCTGCCGTAACAGATGCGCGGAAACCGCTTGTGAACTCAAGGATGTTAGCAACCTCTGGACCACAAACAACAAAGTTTGCGCCACCACGAAGTGTCTTTCTGTGGATCTGAGCGCTCACGTCATTGATTGTCTCAATGAGAGTCTCATACCACTCGCTAACAGTACCTGTGAAGTCAGGTGAAGCACTGGTTGCACCAAGTTCACTGCCGTTGCTATCAACGAAAAGACCTGGAGCGCGTGACCAGTAGCGTGTACCTGCCTTAGCACCCTGGATCAAGTCAGAGAGAATCTCCTGGTCGATTTCAAGAGCAATTTGCTCAGAAAGAATACCAGTTAATTCAACCTCTGCGTCAAGGTTGTGATAAGCATTGAGGTCCTGACCTAATTCAGGAGTCCACTTTGCCTTCAACTTCTTTGTAGCAGCTGTGACCGCTACGCTGTCGACCTTGATGTCGATTTCTGGGATGTTTCTTGGGTTGCTATTGTTAACTGTTGATCCACCTGTGGTATCACGACCAGCACCTTCAAGCTCCCACGGCTCTCCACCAACGACTGAACCAAGTCCGCCGCCAGCTGAAAGCGTATCTGCTATCGGGAACGCTAGAGATGCATCATCTCTGGTAGGCGCGAACACGTCCGAAGCATGTCCGGTGAAAGTCAAAAGCAAGACCTCCTGGCTAGCACCTGTACCACCAGAGCCGGTGATTCTCGTCAAACGGCGGACCAGCTTTGCATGTCCGTAGTTTCCAGAACCGTTAGATGCCGAAATTGCCGAAGCATTGACCGCACCAGATGGGAAAGTAGTCGGCAAGTGATTTCTATAAATAGAAACAACCGAAACTACGTCGGTGCCCGAAAGAAGATCAGGATCCCAGCGAATCAACTTCTTCTGTGCGGCAGTCATTGACGAAGGCGCTACGTTAGTAAGCCCCGTGCTCATGACCTTTGCCTGGCTCTGTGAACCAGTTGCGCTAGTGTAACCATTCGCCAGGTCATAAAAACCACCTGCTCCAACGCCCGTAGCAGGATTAAGATCAACACCGTCAATCAACCCCTTCGCTACAACGTTACCACCATAGATAGATTGTCCTGCTAGACCGCGAAGGCGATCATCAGTCATTGTAAAGTCCAAGAAGAAGATAAGTCCACTTGGAAGACTCATTGGCTGCACGCTAACGAGTTCATTTGCAATCAACCCACCGAATACACGACGGACGATTGGGAAAGCAACTGATGCGAAACCTTCAACATCACCTGCTGCCATTGAGGACGCTTCACGAAGAAGCTCCTTTGCTTGGTTCTCAAGGAGAACCGCCATACCATTCTTGGATTGCTCATCAGTAATACCTTCTAAGAGACCAGTCTTTTCCCACTTCGCAAGAAGTGCTTGACCTTCCTTAGACACGTCACGTCGAACAATACCTTCAGTTAATTTTTCTAATACAGACATTGTATTGTAACCTCCTAATATTTAATTGTCTTTATTAATACCAGCTAATCGCTGCATTCTTTCAGCAAAAATATCTGCTGAAGTAGCTCGTTTCTCTTCACGAGAACGAACCAGTAAGCTAGATCTTCTATTGTTAACTGCCTCACTCAGCGATTCTGGACTCTTCTTTTGACTAGTCTCCACTGTGTTTTGAAGGGTTTCATAGATAACCTTTGCTTGTTTTGCATCTTCGGCCTTAGCGATTGCTTCAACAATACTCTTTTTCTGTCGCTCATTCAGGGAGCCACAATCCAAAGTCCGATTGATATAAAGTAACTTTGCGTTTGATGTATTAACAGCATCAAACTTTTCTTTTATTTGTGAGACAACAGACTTATGAGCATTAATCTCGTCTGTTTTCATCTCATTTTCTTTAATTAAATCTTTATTTTGTTTATTGAGATTCTTGTTGGATTCTTCCAACTTACCAAGTGCTGCCTTGAGTGCCTCAAGTTGCTCCTTGATATCGTCATCTTGTAATCTGGCAAGTTCTTGCTCAACTGCAAGATCCAACTCTTCATTGGAAGTCCCCATCCATCCACTCTTTTGTGGCTTGATGTCAACCTTAAGAGATTCCATGATCTCATCAACGAATAATTCTTCCATCTCTTCTTCTAATTGAGTGAGTGTTTCGGTCGCAAGAGAACTTGCGTCAGCAGAAGCTTGAATTTCATCAGACATACCAGCAGCAAGATCATCATGATCTACCTTATCTGCTTGAAGTACATCCGTTGCTTCAATTCCCTCTTCGTCTTCAATTTCTTTAATTCTTTTTTCGATCGCGTCAAGATCTAACTCGACCTGACCCGACTCAGATGAGGGGATATCATCCATTGCCTCTTCATCAGACTTTGCAGATACAGTATCGTCAGACCCCTCATCGCTAGATGGTTCAAGATCTAACCCTAAGTCCATCTCTTCTTCCTCTTGCTCAAGAAGAGATGACACGGCATCCTTAATTTGTTCTGAATACTTTTCAATTACCATTTGTTCTGCATTTTTGAGCGCAGCGGATTTAAGCGCCTTGGCGTCAATGATTGCTTGTTCTAGAAGTGATGACATAGTTTGCCCCTTATATAAAAATATGTTCAATAATAAATAGTTGAAGTGTTCTCTAAACACCTGAAATTTATTATACTACAATGTAGGAGTGTTTTTTTTAATTTGCTACTGGGTTCGTTCTTAGGGAGGATAACCCTGGTATGGTCATCCTGAGAGGGGTGTACCCAGATGGGTTTATGCCCCCAGAGAAAGCGATAGTTGGCATACCATGTATGTTGGAAGTTATGATCTCGTGTCCAGCGGTGCCGATGGGTCCAGTCTTTGTTATGGTTATTGTCGCGCCATCCCTAGTAGCGGAAATAGTATGGTCGGACTCCGAAGCACCACCATTGATGGCGGTTGTTAAAACTGTTGCTAAGTGAGTAGAGTTTGTGGCGTCGGATGTGCATACTGTGACAATTCCACTAGAGGGTCCAGTTCCGTCGGTGGCGGACATGTTGGCAGAATCGTTAATTCGATACTCTACAGTTCCAGTACCTGCCGAAGTTCGAACATTATTAATTGTTAAGTGCTGATTAGTTGCAAGTTGCGATATGTCTGTGACATTTACAGTGAATGTTACCTTAGATCCTGTGCCGCCGACATTACCAGCAGGAGTGTTGTTGACCACTAGAGGATCTTCTTGTAGATCTCTTATGTTATCAATCACAAAATCAGGTCTTATGGTGTGCTTTCTCTTCATGGTTAGAATGTGGAACAGGCAGCATATACTGCATCGGGTGCATCTCCCCAAGTGCCAGCATCTCTTACGAACGCAACACGATCAACACCATTTATTTCAAT